GGGAGAAGATGCTGCAAAAACCATTGCAATATATAGGGATAGAGTATTTTGTACTGACCAAGATATTGACCAAACAACAAATGACCATTACGAATTAAATGAGGGGCAGTATACCACATATAATGGCAGCAATAATGATTACATTGTAATATGAGAAAAAGAAACGAAAAAGGGCAATTTGCAAAGGCATCTAAATCTTCAGAATTTGGCTTTGTTAATTTAAGTACATACACATCACCAGAGGTTAAAGAGGTTAATGGTGAAGATTGGATTTCCTATGGGGAAAATAACAACTATTTTCAATTTCTTATAGACCGTTATAATGGTTCACCTACAAACAATGCAGCTATTAATGGAATTAGCCAAGCAATCTATGGAAAAGGTTTAAATGCTACCGATAGCAACAGAAAGCCTAATGAGTATGCACAGATGATTTCTTTGTTTAGAAAAGATGTTGTAAGAAGATGTTGCTATGATTTAAAGTTAATGGGACAAGCTGCTATTCAAGTTATATACTCAAAGGATAGAAGCAAGATTGTTCAATTAGAGCATATGCCTATTGAGACTTTAAGAGCAGAAAAATGTAATGAAGATGGTATTGTACCAGCATACTACTATTATAATGATTGGGCAAACATAAAAAAAACAGATGATCCTTTAAGAATACCAGCTTTTGGTATGTCTAAAGAAAGCATAGAAATATATTACATCAAACCTTATAAGAGTGGGTTTTATTATTACTCACCAGTAGACTATCAAGGTGGTTTACAATATGCAGAACTTGAAGAAGAAGTATCTAACTATCATCTCAATAATATTATGAACGGTTTAAGTCCATCGATGTTGATTAATTTTAACAACGGTACTCCAAACCAACAAGAAAGACAATTAATAGAAACAAAAATAGCACAGAAGTTTTCGGGAACATCTAATGCTGGTAAATTCATTTTAGCATTTAACGACAATAAAGACAGTCAAGCAGAAATAACTCCAGTACAATTAAGTGATGCTCACAATCAGTACCAATTTTTGTCAGAGGAAAGCACACAAAAAATTATGGTGGCTCACAGAATTGTCAGCCCTATGTTATTAGGTATAAAAGATGGTAGTGGTTTAGGTAACAACGCAGAAGAAATAAAGACTGCATCTCTATTAATGGATAACACCGTTATAAGACCATTTCAAGAACTTTTAATTGATAGCTTTGACCAAATACTAGCTTACAATGATATAGCCTTAAACCTATACTTTACGACCTTACAGCCACTAGAATTTACAGAGGTAGATCAATCACTACAAGACAAAGAAACTATTGAAGAAGAAACTGGTGTAGAAATGTCTGTTAACCTTGCTAAATATCCTTGGGATAAATGTATTGCTGAACAAACAGAAAGGTACGGAGCAGAAGCAGCACCTAAAATATGTGGCTATATAAAAGAAAATATGTCATCTATTCAATTAAAAGAGATTGATGGCAAACAAGCATACGGAACAAAAGAAGAAGCACAAGCAATAGCAGAGATGATAGGGTGCGAGGGTTACCACGAACACGATGAAGATGGTAAAACTTGGTATATGCCTTGTGAAACTCACCAAGAACTAAAAGCACCTTGTTGGGATGGTTACGAGCAGATAGGAACAAAGATGAAAGATGGTAAAGAAGTACCAAATTGTGTACCATTAAAACAAGAACTAACTGATGAAATGGCTAGTGCTATTTTAGAAAACTTAAAGTTTGAAACTATAACAGATGAATATGAATTAGTAGAAACTAGAGAATATTCTGAAGATAATAAAAGCACAGAAGAATGGGCAAAGTCACTTATAAAAAGAAAACTATCTAAAATAAGAAAGTTTGCAGATTTCATAACATCAAAGCCTAATGAAGAAAGTAAGTTAGATAAATCATTTTATAAGATCAGATACACATACCAACAAAGAGTATCACCATCATCAACTAAAACTGGTAAAAGTAGAGATTTTTGCAGATCAATGATGGCTAGAACTGGTAAGGGTGTTGTATATAGAAAAGAAGATATAGACAATGCATCATTTCAAGGTGTAAATAATGAGTTTGGTCATAAAGGACAGAATTATTCGCTTTTCCGCTTCAAGGGCGGTATTTACTGTGGACATTATTTCAGAGAAGAATTGTATAGAATGAAAAATGAAACAGAAAAATACATATCTAGAGGTAAAGAAGTTAAATCGATACCAAATAAATATCAACCAAAAGGAACACAATACAAAGAAGCTGGTATAGCACCAACTGATATGAAAGATAGAGGTGCATACCCAAACTAAAAAACTATGGCTACAGTATTATTTATAAATAGAACAGATTTAGTTAGAAACTCTATCATTGATGGGAATGTTGATACAGATAAGTTCATACAATTCATCAAGATTGCTCAAGAAATTGATTTACAACAAATCATAGGAACAAAAATGTATGAGGGGTTGACTGCTGCTATTATAGCTGGAATTGATTTAGCAGCAAATGAAAGGTGGAAAAAACTTTTAGATGATTATATTGTAAGTATGCTTATATGGTATGCACAATCTAACTACATACCTTTTGCAGCCTATCAAATTAAGAATGGTGGTGTATTCAAACATACCTCTGAAAATGCACAAACGGTAGATAAAACAGAAGTTGATTTTTTAGTTGAGAAAGCAAGAACAAATGCAGAATGGTACTCAAGAAGATTTATTGACTTTATGAGTTTTAACCAGGCTACGTTTCCAGAATATACAAATAACGTGAATGATGATCTTTACCCTAGTTATTCTGCTACATTTAACGGATGGGTTTTATGATTTACAAACCAAAGGCAAAAAATATTAAAAAGCTAAAAACTTTTTTAAAGAAAAAAAATAAAAAAAATGATAGGAAGTCCAATATACACTAAATCTTTTTGGGGTAAAGGTGCTTGTAACAACAACATTGGATGGGGTATAATTTACCGACCATTTGCTGGGTGTAGTGCAGTACCAGCCTTATTAGTATTATTACAAGCAAGAGCAGATTTTTACGAAAATGTAACTTGTACCACAGCAACTTTAGATGAACTTGAAAACATAACATAATGAGTAACCTTTTAGATAAATCTAGTATTGTATTAACACCAACAGCCTATGACAACGGCAAAGTACTATGTGTTAAACCAAGTGATGGAAGTGGTGACTTTGACTTTTCAAGAAATTCAGCAGCTACAAGAGTAAACGCACAAGGGTTAGTTGAAGATGTACAAATTCTATCTAGTAATTTGGTGCAGAATGGTGATTTTAGTCAATTAGGAAGTGAAGAAGTAACTAATGGTAATTTTTCACAGCAAGGTTCGCAATTAATTGTAAACGGAGATTTCGCTACAGATAGTAATTGGATTTTAGAAAATGGCGCAGTAATAAATAATAATAGCGTAAATATTATTGGTGTAGGTTCAAGATTTAGACAAGATGTTTTAACTGTTGGTAAATCATATAAATTAAATTATCAAGTAGTATCTACTAATGGAGAAGCATTTAGGTTTCAAGATGGAGTTACTGCATTTGCAGATATAAACCAAACAGTAGGTTATCATACTTATTATTTTAAAGCAAGTGGCGATAGGGTTCAATTTCAAGCAATAGGAGATATTGATGCGAGAATAGACAATTGTTCAGTCGTTGAGGTTGGGCAAAATTGGACGTTGGGAACGGGGTGGAGTGTTGGAGAGGATAAAGCGGTTGCAGTAAATACGGGTGGTATATTATCACAAAGTGTTTCTTTTGTAAGCGGAAAAACCTATAAAATTAGTTATGAAATTGTTGCAAATAGCGGTATATTATTTGTACAAACAAACTCGAATAGTATTAGAACTATTGCGTCAAGCGGACAATACGTAGATTACATCACAACTACCACAGATAATGTTTTAAGATTTAATGGAAACGATGGCTCTCCATTTGACGGCTCTGTAACAAATATTAGTGTTAAGGAAGTAGGGCAAAATTGGAGTGTTACAGACCAAAGTAAAATAGAAGTTGGTCAAGCAGAATTAATTTCCACAGATGGCTCAAGTCAAAATATATCACAACTAAACACTCTTGTTATAGGCAAGAATTATAGATTACAATACGATGTTTTAGAAAACAACTCTGGAGAAATATCTATGACTTTATCTTTTGGAAGTGATTATGGAAATCTAAATTCCACAATTGGAACACATACTATTGATGCGATAGCTACAAATACAACATTACAATTCAAAAGAAGAACAGGAGTTACAGATATAACTATAACAAACATATCAGTTAAAGAAATAACAGATGATACTAACCTCCCTAGAATAAACTACGAGGGTTTCAGTTATCAAGATGCTTTAGGGAGTGAGGAAATTGTAAATGGTGATTTTGCTACAGATAGTAATTGGACTAAAGGAACGGGGTGGACAATTAGCGGAGGTAAGGCAGTTGCAACATCTGTAGGTTCAGGACAAAGTTTATCTCAAGGTTCATCTATTATAAATGGTGTTTCATATAAAGTAACATATACAGTTTTAGATTTTAGCGAGGGTGGTGTTTATGTAAGAGTAGGAAGTTCAGGTACAGGAACAACTAGAACTGCAAATGGTACTTATACTGAAACGGTAGAAGCCTCGGGTAATAGCACTATATATTTTACTGCTTACTCAGGTTCTACAACTTTAAAAATAGACAATGTATCTGTAAAAGAAGTAACAGGGCAAGAAGTAGTTCCAGATAGTGGCTGCGGAAGTTGGTTGTTTGAACCGCAGAGTACAAACCTAATAACTTATAGTGAGGATGCAACAAATTGGCAAACACAAAATAATAGCGTTTTAGTTACATCTAATCAAGCAATATCTCCAGACGGAACATTAAATGCAGATAAATTAATACCAGCAAATGGGAATGTAACATCTAATGGGGGAAGATTTATT